TCCAGATGTATTACGCCGCAGTCCGTAAATCGGCGGAGAAAGACGCGCTGTTCCTGGAGCTGGTGAACCACCCGACTAACCCGATGACGAACGACGACCTACAGCGCCTCATCTCAAAGCACCCCGACCGATACGGTAAATATGCGTGTTACCCAGGCTGCCCCGCATAGCCTGATCGTGCTGGCTGGCGCTGCGGACCCACTACCGTAGCGCCATCCACAACCATCAGAAGGGTGCCGAAACGCTCCTCGCCGCGATGGAATACGCGGTCATCCACCACGACATCTACTGGATCGAGGACTGGATTGACGGCGACCCGGAGGCAATGGCTGAACTCGACAAATGGAGGAAGGACAACACATGAGTGCCTTGGACGATGCCCGCGCCGCCCTCGCCGCCGCGGAACTGCGTCGCGTCCGCGCCGCCTTCGAGGAGAACCCGTCGAAAGAGACGGGCTTCGATCTGATCCTGGCCGCGCACCAGCTCTGGAATAATGGGTCCCTGACGGGCACCAGCTTCGACCGCGCGATCGAGTGCGTCCGGGACTGGTATCAGCAGGAGCAGCTGAAGGCCAACGACCCGAAGAACCCGCGTAACCTGCCCAGGCTCTTGCGCGTTCTGATAGAGAACCGGCTCTATACCGCGCTCCTGAGCGGGCGAATGGAAGACGACCTCTATACCGCGCAGGTCAACGCGCTCGAATGCGCCGCCGTCTTCATCGAGGACCAGCTCACGGCGTTCGACGCCGCCTATGATATCGACAAGCGCCTCGACGACACGGAGACTTCCCCGACCGGCAGCGACTACAACGAGGTGATAGCGCTGTTCGGGTGCGCGCACTTCTCCGGAACCCCGAAACGCTTCTGATCTGACCGTGCTGGCTGGCGCTGCGGACCCACTACCGTAGCGCCATCCACAACTGTCAGAGCTTCTTCACGCCGAGGGAGCGCGACAGCGCGAACGCAGGAGGTAGAGTGCCATGTCCTCAAGCCAGATGGACCTCTTCATGGATCATCACCGCGCCCGGCTGGCGCGGCAGCGGGCTCGGATCGAGCGCCGGGAGCGCGAGGCGCAGACGCGCGTGCGCTTCTGGAACGTCTCGACGCGCAAGGTGGGTGGTCTGCGGTTTATCAAGATCGGCCGGCTCACGATATCGATAAGCGTGTCGAAGAGCTACAGGAGCCTCTAGCCATGGCCCGTGGCCTGTTTCCACGCGCGGTCGATCGCGCCGTCATCGAGCATTTCCTGCTCAAGAGCTTCCTGAAACCGGTCGAGAGCACTGAGAGCGACCTGTCGATCGCCAACGCCAGGCTGAAATGGCGCGATAACACGATCGCCTGGTATGGCGACGACGGCGCGCTCTACATGAAGCTGGCGCTCGAGGCGGGCTATTACCCAGCGAAGCGGGTGTTCGAGGCGGTCACAAGCGCGCTCGGGGTCGATGACATGAAAATCGATCGGGAAGCCAACGATGGGTGGTGCGACGGGGACACCGAGGCCGGTGGCCATACCCGGTGGCACTACTTCGTCAACGGCGCCGCGACGGGCCTGGACGAGCCTATCCTCGTCGCCGGGCCGCTGACCGTGCTGGCCTATCGGGCGCGGCAGAACGTAGCCAGGAGAGGTGGGAAATGACACTCCGAGGGAGCGCGACAGCGCGAACGCAGGAGCTGGTGTTATGAGCGACGGTCGCGGTTCCAGCACAATGCTTGTTCACGCTCATCGGTTCGTGTCGCCCCGGTCATCCAAGGGGTTTCTCGAACACACGTTCGGCTTGAACAGCCGCAACCGGTTCCAGCAGCGAAGCGTGCTGCGGACCAACTCCGGCTGGATGACGCTCGACGGCGCGGCGCTCATGAACCTCACGCCGGAGGACGGGTTCACCCTGTTCGTGCCGCGGCGCCCGAAGATCGTGCAGGGCGTCGTCAACCACGTCACCGAGATGTTGCTCGGCGAGCGCGCGCTCAAGGTGCGCAACGACGTGTGGACCTTTCGGGGCAAACGCGTGCCTGTCATCGGCGAGCCGATCGTCATTGGGTGCTTGGGCCTGATGGCGGTCCGCGCCGAGATTGCGGCGATCGGCGTGGAACTGTCGTAACAAGTCTCCACCAAACTAACCTTCACAATCACTACAATAGTGGGAAAACATCACCGTGGATATCAACATGGCGAAGGGTGTGCTGCTGCGCACCCACAAGACCGCGCTTGCCCATGGCGACCGCGCCAATGGCATGTATCTTGAGTCGGGGCCCGGTCTGGGCAAGTCCGACGCCACCGAGCAGGTCGCGCAGGAACTGGCTCAGGCGCTCAACGAGCCCGTCGGCATCGTCACCTTCATGCTGGCCACCATCTCGAGCGTCGACGTGCGTGGCTTCATGCTGCCTGTGAAGACCACGGCCGGCGGCCTGGACACCGTGTTCAGCCTGCCGCCCTGGATGCCCGTCAAGGGCAACACCACCGTCTTCACGCCGGACGGCAAGCGCCACGAGCCAGGCGGGTTCGAGGGTGACGTGCCGCGTGTCGGCATCCTGTTCCTCGATGAGTTCGCCCAGGCTGAGGATGACGTGAAGAAGCCGGCGGCCGAGCTGCTCTACAAGGGCCAGGTCGGCACGGCCAGGCTGCCGAAGGGATGGCGCGTCGTCGCTGCGGGGAACCGCACCAAGGACCGATCGGGCGTCATGCGCGAGCTGATGTTCATCGTGAACAGGCGCTGCCGGCTCTCGGTTGATCCAAGCCTACCGGCGTGGCTGTCGTGGGCGAACGCGCAGATGCCGCACCAGCGGCCGCATTACCTGACCATGTCTTTCGCCCAGAAGAACCCGGACATCGTCTTCCAGGACGCCGTGCCGGCTGGCACCGACCCGTTCTGCACGCCGCGAACCCTGTGCCTGATGGATAAGGACTTGCAGGCACTGCGCACCGAGGACGAGGCGGCGCGTGGCATCATGCCGACCGACGCGATCGCGAGGGAGGTGTGCGCAGGCTGGATCGGCGCCGGCAGCGCGGCGCAGTATTTCACCCATCTCAAGTTCAACGACGAGCTGCCGGACATCAGCGAGATCGAGAAGGACCCGGCGACCGCCAGGCTGCCGCCCAACCGGGACGCGCAGATGGTGTGCGGATACATGCTGGCACACAACGTTACCGACAAGAACGCCGGCAAGGTGATGACCTACATCAAGCGGCTCTCGACCGAGATGCAGGTGCTCACCGTGCGGGCGATCACGGCGCAGAAGGACCGCGCGGCGCAGATCGTCAACGAGAAGGGCTTCTCGGATTGGATCATCAAGAACAGCAAGCTGCTGATCGCGAGCCGGAGCTAAGGCCACCCTCGGCGTCAGGCCGTCCCATTTTTGGCTGATTTCGTAATGCCAGCCGGCCGGTGTGCTAATCCGGCCGGTTAGGATTACAAAATCATCACTACCCGAATCGTGATGACGTAGTATTTTCAACCCTTCAAACGGACTGTCTCAAAATGCGCGCAAGTATAGCCGTGCTCGGCGTAGCTATGCTCATCGTCCTGTTCTTGGGCGTAGCTGTTGCTGACGTAGTGCCTACGGAAGGGCCTCTGAAAGCCTACGACTTTTTCCACGATGGTATGCTCCACAGCGTAAGCACCTGTAATCGTTAGAAACGTCGTTCTGAGTCACCCTAAAAGCAACTGAGGCACCCTATGGTCTTCAAACCCATGCTCGCGGCGCCGGCTGACTTCGATATCCTGCGGTTCCCCGTCTTCGCCTCCGTCAAGATCGACGGTATCCGCGCCACTATCCATAATGGTGTGGCAATGTCGAGGTCGATGAAGCCACTGCCCAACCTGGAAATCCAGGTCTGGGCGGCGATGTATTCGGCGCTGGAGGGCCTGGACGGCGAGTTCACCGTCGGGCCGGCGAACGCGAAGGACGTGTTCAATGTCACCACGCAGCACGTCATGGCAGCGCACAAGACAGGCGTGGACTTCGCGTTCCATGTCTTCGACGTTCACTGCGCACCGACGAACACGCCCTACCGCACCCGCCTGCGTGTCGTCGAGACCATCAACCTGCCGGTCCGCGCCCGGAGTCTGCCTCAGACGCTCATCTACGGGATGGACGGCCTGAATGCCTTCGAGGAAGCGGCGCTTGTGGACGGCTACGAGGGCGTGATGATCCGCGATCCGAACGGCACCTATAAGGAGGGCCGATCGACCGCGAAGGAACAAGGGCTCCTCAAGGTGAAGCGCGTCTCGGATATGGAGGCAGTCGTCATCGGCTTCGAGGAGCGGATGCACAACAATAATGGGGCATTCCAGAATGAGCTAGGCCGAACTGCTCGTTCGACCGCTCAGTCAGGAATGGTCGGGACGAACGCCCTCGGCGCGCTCGTCGTGCGCGGGCTCACCGGCCCGTTCAAGGATGTCGAGTTCAATGTCGGCACCGGGTTCAGCGAGCAGCAGCGCCTGGACTTCTGGCGCGATCGCTATGCGCTCGTGAACAACGCCGAGCCGGTCAGGCTGACCTATTTCGAGGTTGGGTCTGTCGACCGGCCGCGTCATCCCGTTTTCGTCGGGTTCAGGGACGAGCGGGATATGGACGCGGCGGAATAACGCCGCACTACCGTAGAGGAGATTACTATTGGACGCGCATATCGCTCAGGACATCACGGAGGCCGTCCGCGACACGGCCGTGCTGGCAGACATCCAGATCGCGGTCTGGGGCGGCGAGCGCAGCGACCGAGCGCTCATGGACAAAGTCAAGGCCGACGCCGGCGCCGTGGGGAACGCGGGCCGCGTGGTCAAGAACCTGATGTCCGGTGCCGATGGCGCGCTGAAGGACGTGCGCAGCGCCTATGCCGCGATCCGCAGCATGCATTACGAGCTGACGCTGCCCTGGGTCAGCGACCCGCACGCGGAGCGCCAGCGCGGCGCCCGGCTGCTGCCGAACGCGCTGTTCGATCGCTACATGGGCGCGATCGCCGGGCGGCGACGCATCGCGATGGAGAAGCTGGACGCCTTCCTCGACAGCTATCCGGCCGACAGCGCGCTCGCCCGGACCAATCTGGCGGGCATGGCCAAACCCGAGGACTATCCGACGACGGACGATCTGCGCCGGATGTTCCGCATCAACTTCTCGATCGAGCCGGTGCCGGATAAGGCGGGGTTCAACATGCTGCCGCCGGCGACCGCGGCCAAGCTCAGGCAGAGCCTCGAGCGGCGGCACACGGCCATGCTCTCCACTGCTATGGAGCATGTCTGGTCCGAGGTCAGGGCGCGCGTGAGCCTGCTGGCTGAGCGCCTGGCCGACCCGGAGGCGAAGTTCCAGAAGGGCACCGTCGAGGCCGTGGCCGAGCTGGCAGGCCTGGTGCGCGGCTGGAATGTGGCGGGCGATCACCGCGCGGCCGAGGTCGCTGCCGACATCGAGGCGCTCATGCAGGCGATCACGCCCGAGGAGCTGCGGAAGAAACCCGAGGTGCGTGCGAACGTGGCGACCGGCGCGGCGTCGCTCGTGGGGAAACTGGACGCCTGGAGTTTGTGAGGGTGGGGTGGAAGTAAAACAGGTCGCGTATGGCCACTATGACGTAACTGTCGACGGCTTTACGGTATTTGTCGACTACTCTGGCGGCCAATACATCATAGATGCCCAAGATATTTCGGGGCGCGCGCGTCGAGCGGATAACTTGCTCGACGCTATCGCTGTTGCAACAAGCGTGATCGAGGAGCGTAACCGCCTCGACAAAGAGGCGCGGCCCGCAGAAAGCTGGCCCGGACGATAACACAACTACAGTAGTGGGAACACAATGACAAAATTCGAACCCGTCGAGCTGACCTATGAGCAGAAGGAAAAACTCGAGACGATGCGCATCGGCTTCATGGCCGCATGCCCGTTTTACGCGCATTATTTCTACGCCGAAATGAACGAGGTTTTCACTACGGGAGTGAAGACTGCGGCGACTGACGGACGCAACATCTTCCTGAACCCGAACTACATGCAGACTCTCAGGATTTCCGAGGGTGTTTTCGTCTACGCCCATGAAGTCGAACATGTGATCTGCAAGCACCCGCAGCGCATGAAGCACCACGCGAAGGAAGGCACGATCGGCAGTCATCCTTACGAGTGCGCTACCTTCAACGAGTGCGCCGACTATGTGATCAACGCGAACCTGCTGGACGAAGGCGTCGGCAGCATGAACCCAAGCTGGCTGTTTGCGCAGGACGTGGACGGCAACGACATCGCCGAGGAAGTCTACGAGCGGAAATACAAGACCAGGCCGCCGGGCGGCGGGGGTGGTCCGAACCAGGGCTCGACGTTCGGCCAGTCCTCGAAGAGCCCGAAGGGCGCGCAGCGCGACAAGACTGCGGACGCCGACGGCGGCCACATGGACGAGGTGCTCGAGCCGCCGGTCGACCCGGTCACCGGGCAGGAGGACCTGCCGACCGAGAGCGAGTTCAAGGAAGCGATCGCCCGCGCAGCGGCCGTGGCCAAGGCCGCAGGCAAGCTGAGCGACAGCATGGCGAAGCGCGTCGAGGAGATGCTGGAGCCCCAGATCGACTGGGCCGAGCATATCCGGCTACTCCTCACCGGCAAGATCGGCAGCCGCAAGGAGACCTGGGACCGGCCGAACCGCCGGCGCCTGGCGCTGAACCCGATCATCATCACGCCGGGCCGGCGCGGCCACGGCGCTGACACCGTCGCGGTGGCGATCGATACCTCCGGCTCGATCTATGCCAGCCCCAAAGCACTCGAGGCCTTCTTCGCGGAAGTGGGCGGTATCCTCCAGGACATCCGGCCGAAGCGGATCGTCATGATCGAGGTCGACGCGGAGGTGAAGCGGGTGCGCGAGGCGTCGTCGCTTGACGACCTCTCGGACATCCTGAGCGCGCCGGTCAAGGGCGGCGGCGGCACGCGGTTCGAGCCGTTCTTTGAATACCTCGAGCGGGAGCAGATCAAGCCGGAGGCCGCGATCTACCTCACCGACCTGCGCGGCTCGTTCCCAGACACGGCGCCGGATTACCCCGTCGTCTGGGCCAGCATCGAGGACGGCGCGGCGCCATTCGGTGACACCGTTCGCATTCAGGTGAAGGGATAACCAACCAATGCCCAACTACAAACTTGGCAAACCCAACAGCGCGATCCGTGAACACATTAAGCGGCGCGCTGCGGCGATCGCAAGCCGGCGCACCAGCTACGCTCGTGCCAACTTCCCGCTGACCACGGCGCAAATCCAGTCGCTCCTGGTCAGCGAGGACGCCTACGCGTCCATGGTCCGGCTCGAGGCGGCGGGCGTGCAGGACTTGCCGAAGAGTGCGTGCGTGTCGCTGCGCATAAAGCGCGACGACGCCCTGTTCCCTGGGTTGAAGCGCGGGATCGCCGTGAACCTGGAGTTGCCGCAGAAAGTGTTCATCATGCGGTCGACCTATCGCTTCCGCGACTACGACAGCGGGGACGAATGCTTCGCGCAGTGCAACTGGCAGGCACTCGATCATAGCGACCGCGTAGCACTGGTTGATTGGGTGAACAACTTCGTCAAGGCGAGGCGGCTGGAAGAGGTTGTCAATGGCACCGTCGAAAAGGTGCTGGATAGGTTCGAGACTACGGCACATGTAGTAGCAGGCTGGCCTATGCTCGCTACATTGGTGGAAGATCGTGAGTGGATACCGAGGTTTCGCAACGTGCCGAAGAACCTCACGCCCTTTGCGCCGCCTAGCCAGCTCATTACATCTTTTGCAGATGTGATGAAAGCAACGGAAGTCGTCTTGGCAGGGGGTATGCTTCTTGATAACTACGAGCATACTCCGGGCACTATCCTGCTCGTGGGTTGGGGCTACGAGACGTTCCCCAACGATCGAAAGTTCTGATGGCCGTTGTCGCGATCGATTTCGAGACGTTCTATGATCCGGCTGACAAGTATTCATTGTCGGTTCAGCGCGAGGTCGACTACATCCTCGACGCTCGTTTCGAGACGATCATGTGCGCGGTCAAGGAAGGCCGCGACGGCGACAACCAGGCCTTCGTCGGACACGAAGCCGTCGCGTATCGCTTCAGGCATATTGATTGGGGCCGCGCCGCGTTGCTGTCGCACAACATGCGGTTCGACGGCGCGATCGCATTATGGCACTACGGTAGGGCACCGAAACTATACCTCGACACGCTGAGCATGGCCCGCGCGCTGACCCATGCGGTCACTGGCAAGTCATCGCTCAAGGCGGTCGCGGAGTATCTGGGCCTCGGCGCGAAGACGGACGAGGTGGTCCGGGCGGCCGGCAAGCGCCTCGCCGACTTCACGCCCTGGGAGCTGAACGAATATATCAAATACTGCCTTAATGACAACGCGTTATGCTTCGACATTTTCCTGCGGTTTCAGGAGCGGTTCCCGAAGCGGGAGCTGCCGGTGGTCGACCTCGTGCAGCGGATGTTCATCACCCCGCAAGTCACGCTGAATGAAGGAAAGCTGCTGGCGCACCTGGGCGCGGTGCGCGCCAGGCAGGCGGCGATCATGGCCAACGTCAACGGTATCGACCGCAGCGTGTTTTCGAGCAACATCAAGTTCAAAGCACTCTTAGAGTCTAATGGTGTCGAGGTGCCGATGAAGCTCTCGCCCACGACGGGCGAGATGATCCCGGCCATCGCCAAGAACGACCGGGCCTTCAAGGAGCTGTGCAGCGACCCGGACCAACCGCTTGAAGTTCAGGCTATCCTCGCCGCCCGCTTAGGCGTGAAGTCCACCATTGAGGAGACGCGGACCATCGCCATGCTGGAGCTGGCACAGCGCGTGTGGCCGGACGGCGTCAAGGGGTGGGCCCCGATCCCGCTGAAGTTCAGCGGCGCCCACACGCACCGCCTGAGCGGCGACGGCGGGTATAACTGGCAGAACGTCCAGCGGGACAGCATGATCAAAGAAGCGGCCGAGGCGCCGCCGGGCTACCGGATCGTCCACCGCGACTACAGCCAGATCGAGGCCCGCATGGTGGCCTGGATGGCGCGGTGTAACACGCTCCTCATAGCCTTCGAGGAAGGGCGTGATGTCTATAGCGAGTTCATCAGCGGCGTGCTGGGGCGCACCATCACGAAGGCCGACAAAAAAGAGCGCTTCGCCGGTAAGGTGTCGGTCCTCCAGCTAATGTATCAGACCGCGGCAGAGAAGCTGCGGCACACCCTGTTCATCGGCAACAGCGGCATGTCTTTGGACCTCGACATTGAGGCGTGCAAGAAGATCGTCACCCACTACCGTCGTGTTGCCTACCCTGAAATCCCTGCCTACTGGGCCGCCAACGACGACGTGCTCGAGTGGATGATCCAATACGGCAAGGCCTTCGATGGACAGCCAACCTCTCGCGCTAACCGCACGGGGCTGCTGCACATCGCCAGCTCCCTGCATGCGCCGCTCCGCGGCGTCGTGCCGGGCCGCGGCTGCCTGTGGCTGCCGAACGGCCTGTGCATCGCCTACCCCGATATCCGGCATGAGACCGTTCGCATGCCGGACGGCAAGAGCCAGAAGGCCAAGGTCTACCGCGGGCCCTATGGTATGCGGACCATCTATGGCGGCAAGGCGACGGAGAACGAGAGCCAGGCGCTAAGCCGGATCGTCGTGACCGAGACCGCGGTGCGTGTGAAGGAGCACACCGGCTACGAGCCGTGGCTCTCCACGCACGACAGCCTGGACTACTGCGTGCCCGAGCGCGAGGCCGCGGCCTTCGACGAATACCTGGAAACCGAATGTGCCGTCCGCCTGGACTGGTGTCCTGACCTGCCTCTCGCGTCGGAGGGCGGCTGGGGCGTCACCTGGCGCGACGCTGAAAGGGCAGTGAACCAATGACCTCTACGGTAGTGGAGAGCTACAAGCGCATCGCCGCCTTCGCCGCCAAGCCCGTCGTGGGCGCGCATGTAAGCGAGGCATTCAAGGAGATTGGCAGCAAGGAAGACCGCGAAAACATGCTTCGGATGATCGACGCCGGGCGCGATCTGATCAAGTCCGGCCGTGTGTTCCTGGTCGACCTGGATGCCGTGCGGCCGCCGGCGGAATACATGACTCGGGCCTTGGCCGCTTGGGAGCAAGGCGCACTCCAGCACCCCTTCCCGACCTATGGCGTCTTCGCTCAGAACCAGCACGGGGAGGTCATGCTCATCGGCGTGTCGGCTGGCGAAACGCGAGCGCAGAGCTCGGTCACGATCTACAGCGTGATGCACCCGGACACCTGTCCGCACCCGGTCTTTGGCGTGGTGCTCGCCGGCAACATGCGCCTGGTGCGCAAGCGCGACGGGTCTATGGTCATCTCCGTCGAACACCTGTCCATGTTCTCGAACAGCGCGCCGGCCACGCTCATGACCCAGTTCGCCGTCGCCGTCGTGTGCTTCCTACTCTATGGGATCGAGCATAACGCGGCGGCCATCAACGAGGTTCAGCCGACACGCGAGCAGCAGCGGAACCGGCGCATCCTGAAGCGGCCGCCGCTGCCCGCCTATCGGCATGTGCGGTCGGTCGACTATGCCACCGTCCTGCGCGTGGCCGAGGAGCAGGATCGTGAGCGCGCGGCCCTGGGCGGCACCCATGCCAGCCCGATCGGGCACACGCGCCGCGGCCACTGGCGCACACGCAAGGCGTCGGGCAAGAGGTTCTGGGTCCGCGATCATGCGGTGAACGCCGGCAGCCCGGGCCCGGCCCGGACGCATTATGAGGTGAGAGATTGACCACTACCGTAGTAGAAAGGTGGCTTCCCGTCGTCGGCTACGAAGGCATGTTTATCCTGGCCGCCAGGTATGGCGTCAGCGAAGGCGCAGTATCTTTAGCAGCAAGGCGTATCATTCATGGATGATGCATTTCTATATGCGTGGTCATACAGTAGCCTGAAAAACTATGAAACATGTCCGAAACGATACGGCCATTACAACGTGCTGAAGGATGTCGTCGAGCCAGAGACCGCGCAGCTCGCGGCGGGCAACGCGCTGCACAAGCACTTCGAGAACCGTGTGCTGCACGGCCCTGAGAAGGGGCGGCTGCCTCTAGGTTATGGTCAGTTCGAGAAGATACTGTCGAAGTTTACAGCGCTGCCAGGCACGACCTATGGCGAGCAGAAGCTGGCGCTGACAGCAAGCTTCGAGCCGGTCGCGTTCTTCGGCAAGGGCGTGTGGTTCCGCACGGTGATTGACTTCGCGAAGATCAACGGCGACTTCGCGCTCATCGCCGATTGGAAAGACGGCAAGGTCAAGGAGGACACGACGCAGCTCCAGCTCATGGCCGCGACGATCTTCGCCGCCGACGCCGGCATCCAGCGCGTGCGCGCCGCCCTGGTGTTCGTGAACAACGACGAGCTGAAGCGCGAAGAGTTCGTTCGAGAGGATGTCCCGGAGATATGGAGCGAAATACTGCCGCGCGTTCGGGCTATGCAACGAGCGAGGAAATCGCAAGAGTTTCCGCCGAAGCCGAGCGGGTTGTGCAAAAAATATTGTGCCGTGGTGAGCTGCCCATATCATGGCAAATAAAAGTATACTTCCACACAGAAAATACCCAGGAGCATCAGGCTTGAAATACGACGCTGATATATGCCTGATCATCTACGACCAACTACCCCGCGCGCTCCAGGGCAAGTTCAGGCTGAGCATCAGGCACGACGCCTTCCACTTCAGGACTGAAGCGACGTTCCGCGAGATTGCCACCGACAAAGAAAGCACCTGCGTGCTCGAGCGCAAAGAAATCGAAGGAGTGCCCGTGTCGTGCAAGATACCGGACCAGTTCCTGGCGATGCTCTGCCTCACGACATAACGCTGGATCAACTGGCGCGAGCAGCCAATTCCAAGGGCTACGCGATTGAGCTGGGTGGCCGCTACAAGGCGCGGCTGCCGGTGACACTCAGGGACCTCGATATCACGCCCGTGCCTTATGTCGCGTGGCAGACCGTGGCGTTCATTGTTCGGAACCCGAAGGACATGAACGACGCCGGCACGAATTTCGAGTTCAGCGTCAGCATGGAACAAGCGCAGAGCCTGGACTTTGTAGCCGCGCGCATTTGCCTGACGGTGTCGTGACACCCGAAGGCCGCGTCAAGGCGCGCATCACAGCACTGCTGAAAACTTACGAACCCGACATCTACTGGAACATGCCGGTCCCTGGCGGTTATGGAAAGTCCAGGCTAGACTATGACGGTGCGATCAGAGGTCGCGCATTCGCAATCGAAGCCAAGCGCCCCGGCAAAGACATGACAACCCGACAGGAGGGCACTGTCGAGGACATGCAGCGCGGCGGTGTCATGTGCTTCATGGTCGCGACCGACGACGACCTCGCGATCCTCAAGGGCTGGCTCGACGCAATCGTAAGGAAATCTGGGCGATGAGTTTCATCACCGCCGACAAGCGCAACATCGCGCTCGACTGGCACCCTGGCCTGGCGCAGGTGATCCCGCACGCCAAGGAGCTGGAGTTCGAGGGCCGGCGCATGCTGGTGATCCCGAACCGGCAGGCCGAGGCCAGGCTCGCGCGCAACCTGGGCATCTTCGTGCCTGCCCCCATCCTGACGGAGTATGACTGGTGTGGTCACAGTGGCTCGCTAGAACCCTGGGAGGTGCAGCGGAAGACCGCTGCGATGCTGACCGAGTGCCGGCGTGCCTATGTCCTGTCAACTATGGGCACGGGCAAGACGCGGGCGGCGCTCTACGCCTTCGACTACCTGCGCAAGCTGGGCCGGGCGAAGAAGCTATTGGTGTCGGCCAAGCTGAGCACGCTGACCCCAGTATGGGAGAACGAGCTGTTCCGGTTATTCCCACACCTGAAATTCAAGGTGCTCTACGGCACGATGGAGAAGCGGCATAAGCTGCTGGCCGAGGAAGCCGATGTCTACATCATCAACCATCACGGCGTAAAGGCGATGGCCGACGCCCTGGTCGCCCGGCGCTTCGATGTCCTGGTCCTCGATGAGAGTTCCTCTAAGGGTCTACGCAACAAGTCGAGTGACCTGTGGAAAGGCCACGCTACGGTAGTGGAGAAGATACCGTTCGCCTGGGCCATGACCGGCTCGCCGATGCCACACTCGCCCGTCGACGCCTGGGCGCAGCTTCGCCTCATCACCCCCGATCGGACGACCCGGACGAAGCTCCAGTTCGAGGATCAGACGATGAAGCGGATCACCCAGTTCAAGCTGGTGGCCCGCGAGGATGCGAACGACACGGTCTTCAAGGCGATGCAGCCGAGCGTGCGGTTCACGCGCGACGACATCCAGGAACTGCCTGAGACCATCTACAAAAACGTGGACATCGACCTCGACCCGCAGGCGAAGGCTGCCTACAAGATGCTCTTCGACAAGATGCGGACGTTCACCAATACCGGTGAGAGTATCACCGCGGCGAACGAGGGCATCCTCCAGACCAAGCTGCTCCAGGTCGCCTGCGGCTACATCTACACGGACAAGAAGACCGTCTACGCCCTGCCGAACCAGGCGCGCCTCGACGCCCTCGACAATCTCGTGGATGAAAACGACCGCAAGATCATAGTGTTCGTGCCGTTTGTTCATGCACTCGAGGGCGTGGCGGCGCACTTGCGCAAGGGCGGCTGGAACGTCGGCCTCGTGCATGGCGGCGTCTCGCGCGGCCGGCGCGATCTCATCTTCAAGGGCTTCCAGTATGGCGTTGATCCGCACATTATCGTCGCTCATCCTGAGTGCATGGCGCACGGCCTTACGCTCACGAGCGCGAACCTCATCATCTGGTATGGCCCGACTCAATCCCTCGAGACTTACGAGCAGGCGAATGCTCGCATCGTTCGCCCATCGCAGACCTCGAAGACGATGATCGCGCATCTCATCGGCACTACGGTAGAGCGCGTCACCTACTCCCGACTGCGCGCCCGCGCAAAGATGCAGGGCGTGTTGCTCGAGATGTTCCATCAGCAAGCGCTAGAATATTAGGAGATGAAGAATGTCCGCTGCATTGGAGGAGACTGCCGCTAATGAAGTAGCAGAGATTGCGCCTGCCAATACTCCACCCCCGATGCCTATCGATGTAATGGTGGAGAAGTTTATTGCGCTGCGCAACAAAAAGGACGAACTCGAGAAAGCACACAAGGCCAAAATGGCTCCTTACAATTTGGCAATGGGGACACTTGAGGGCTTCCTTTTGAAGGCACTCAAGGATAATGGTGTCACTTCAATGCAGGCCCCGGCCGGCACTTTTTACAAGACTACTCACTCGTCGACCAAGGTCGAGACCTGGGCCAAAGTCCTTGATTATATCAGGGAGAATGGCGCCTGGGACTTGCTCAAGGCGGACGTGTCGAAGACGGCGGTCGAAGCGATCATCCAGGAAACGGGCAAGGTCCCGGACGGTGTGGTCGTGACCCGCTATGAAACGGTGAACGTGCGTAAAAAGTCTTAACCCAAAGCGAGAAACATCCATGGCGTCGAACATCGTCGTGCTCCACCAAGGGCGCGCGCCCAGCATCTTCGCGGGCAAAAACCTTCCAGACATGAACAAGGCGGCGCAGGAGGGTCTGCTCGCCAGCTACGCGGTCATCTCCTACAAGGGGCGCAACTGGCGGATCAAGTATCGCGGTGAAGAGGAGCTGCTGAAGGACCCGCGCACCGGCGCGCCGGTTGCCACCCTCGACGTGGTCATTGTTGGCGTGTCGCCGAACATCTCCAAGCAGTATTACGAGAAACGCTATAGCGAGGGCGATGATGCCTCGCCGGACTGCTGGAGCCTCAACGGCAAGACGCCGGACCCGACCGCCCCGAAGAAGCAGTGCAACACCTGCGCGGCCTGCCCGCAGAACATCTTCGGCTCGCGGATCACCGAGGCCGGCAAGAAGGCCAAGGCCTGCCAGGACAGCCGGCGTATCGCCGTCGTGCCGGCCGGCGACATCGCCAACGAGAGCTACGGCGGCCCGATGCTGCTGCGCCTGCCGCCCATGTCCCTGTCCAGCTTCGCGGCCTATGGCAACGTCCTGAACCGCTACAGCGCACAGCCCTACATGGTGCAGACCACGCTCGGCTTCAACTATGACGTGGCCTACCCGCTGATCACCTTCAACCCGTCGGCGTGGCTCGACGACGAGCAGGGCGCCGCCGTCGCCGAGCAGCTCGAGAACCCGCTGATCGAGCGGATCATGGAGTTCGAGGCACCCCCCGAGGCAGCCTCCGAGGCACTCCCCGAGGAAGCAACCGGCCTGGCAGGCGGCAAGCCGCCGGCGGCTCTCGCGCCCAAGGCCACGACGCCGAAGCCGGCAGTCGTCAAGCCGCCCGTCGCCGCAGCGCCGGACACCACGACGAAGGCGGGCCGCGCCGCGGCGCTCAAGGCTGAGCTGGAGGCGCTGGAAGCCGCCGAGGCAGCCGAGTCCCAGGCCGCTGCCCAGGCCGCTGCCCAGCCCGCGCCGATCGAGGAAGACGAGGACGCGATCGCCATTGCAAAAGCCGAGGCGGCCATCGAGGCCGCCAAAGCCCGCGCGGCGGCGAAGGCCGCGGCCAAGGCGCCCAAGGCGCCCTCGGCAGCCGCGGCTGCTGCGCCCTCGGCAGCCACGGCTGCTGCGCCCTCGGCAGCCACGGCTGCTGCGCCCCCGAAGAAAGGGGCCGCGGTGTTCGGTGGCGGCAAGGCGGCCGAGCCCATCGAGAACGCCGAGGCGACGACCGCAAAGACGCCTCTGGCGGTCGCCCCGGCCAGCCTCGAGAGCGCGATCGACGAGCTGCTCGCAGGCTGATCGCTACGGCTATGGGGCGGTGCCTTCCAGCACCGCCCTGGTCGCGCCCGGGGACTGCCACCATGGACATCGCAAGCTTTCTACAACGGGTGACGGCTCCCGGAAACTTCATTGCCGTCACATACAATCGAGAGCCCGGCAAGAAGAAGGCCGCAGGCCCTGGCACTTTCTCAACCCAGTTTTTCCCGAGCGGCCATTACAGCCAGGCTGCACGGCTGATCGAATGGGCCAGCCGCAAGGGGTATGACGCCTACCACGCGCAGGCGAGCTTCACGACCGCGATCCCGGACGGCACCGATGCGCGCGGGAACATCCGCTATAAAGGCGAGCGCAAGGCGACCAACGTCCAGAACCTCAAGTCGTTCTGGATCGACGCAGACATAAAGCGTGCCGGCGACGGCAAGGACCCCAGGCAGTGCTACGCCGACGCGGTCGAGTTCGTCACCTGGCTCAAAGCCTTCCGCGCCACGACGAGCATGCCGCTGCCGAACATGGTCGTCTCGTCAGGCTATGGCCTGCACGTCTACTGGATACTCGAAGACGCGGTCGACCTGCCGACCTGGCAGCCTTATGCCGACGCGCTGAAAGCGGCCATGATCGCCGCCAGGTTCAAGGGTGACACGGGCATTTCTGGCGACGCCGCGCGGCTGCTGCGCCCGATCGACACCACGAACAACAAGACGCAGCCCGCCGCGCCGGTCTACCAGATCCCCAGGATCGCGGGCGGCGATATCCCGAACGACCTCGTCTACCAGGCGCTGACCCCCTATCTGGGGCAGATTGTGCGGGCCAGGCCGGCCACTACCGTAGTGCAGCCGAGCGGCCTGAACGCGGCGCTTGCTTCGGGCAAGGTCAGCTCGATCTTCCAGGGTGCCGCGGCCGTCGCGCTCCCGAACATGACCGCCGCTGCGCAGGCGAACCTGCCGTCGGCGCCCAGCACCCGCCCCCATCTCCTCAGCAAGATCGCCGGCCAATGCGGCCAGGTCGCGAAGAGCCTCGAGGAGCACGGTGAGTTCGACGAATATCCAATATGGTATCAAGGAAACCTGACCCTTGCTCATTTCTGCGTCGACGGCGCGAATTATGTGCATCAGTTCGGCGACGGTAACGTCAATAAATACTCAGTTGCTAACACAGAGTTTCATGTCAACCAGATCGCGCAAGAGCATATAGCGAAGAACATAGGGCCACCGAGTTGCGGGCTCTACGATCAGAAGCGGCCCGGTATCTGCCGCACCTGCCCATTCTGGGGTAAGATCAAAGGGCCGTGGAACCTGGGGGCCGACGACGGCGATCTGCCCAACAGATACCGCCGCCACGCCGGCGCAATCCAGGGCGAATACTACGACATGAAGCGGGACAAATGGGAGTGGCAGGACATCGTCAAAGGCGATGTCCTCGAGCCGCACCTTGACTGGCTGCCGTCCGGTGGCCACGCGATCACCTTCACATTCGAGAAGGCGGGCACCAGGCGCACGATCTATGCGCGGGTCCAGCAGCTCGTCTCCGACAGCAGCGCCATCCACCGTATCTTCGAGCCGCAGGGGGTGACGCTGCTCCCCGGCCGCGAGCTGCGGTTCCGGGAGTTCGTCATGTTCCTCGTCGAGAAGCTTATCGAAGCCCGCACCATCCGCACGGAGAACGTGCAACCCTTCGGGTGGGTGGAGAAGGGCAACACGATCACCGGCTTCGCCCTGGCCGGCACGCTCTACCGTCCGGGCGGTTTGATGGAGCCCGCTCCGGGCGCCGACCCTGTGCTGCTCGCGATGTTCCAGCCGCAGGGCCAGCTCAGCGACTGGCAGACCGCCTTTGACTTCGTGACCAAGGGCCGTCCCGATCTGGCCGCCGTGGTCGCCACCTCCTTCGCGGCGCCGCTCATCAAGCTGACCGGGCATTTCGGCGTGGTCATGTCGGCCTGGTCGAGGGAAAGCGGCCGCGGCAAGTCGAGCGCCATGCGCGTCGGCCAGGCCGTGTGGTCGAGCCAGGCGATGCTGAACAGCACCAACGACACCGGCAACGCGGTCATGGACAAGGTCGCCAGCACGCGCGCCATCGTCTCGATGTGGGATGAGGCCCGTGTCACCGGCGAGGAGAATGTCCGTCGCTTCATCGACACGGTCTTCCAGATCACGCAGGGCAAGGAGAAGGCCCGGATGAACGGCGACTCGACGCAGCGCGCCGTGCGCCGCTTCGAGACGATCCTGACCGTCTGCGCCAACCGCTCGCTCATGGACCTCGCCATCGCCGAGAGCGACGGCACCGACGCCGGCGCGCTCCGCATCTTCGAGTTCCACCTCGATAACCGGCCGATGGCCCCGGTGCCGGGCGCTGCCCGCACGATCGCCCTCGCCGACACCAACTATGGCTGGGCCGGCGTCGCCTATGCTTCATGGCTCGCCGATCACCTGCCGACGGTGCGCAAGGCCCTCGACATCATGGTCGATGATCTGACGCAGGCCCTGAAGGCCGAGCAGTCGGAGCGCCTGTTCATTGCGCTCATGGCGACGATCCTGGTGGCGGCAAAGATCACCACCACCATGAAGCTGGCCGTCTTCGACTATGGTCCGCTCAAAGCCTTCCTTTGCAAGAAGTTCCTGGAGCTGCGGGCCGCCCGGACGAACAACGTCGTGGTCGGCACGCAAGGATACGACCTCGAAGAAATACTATCGACCTTCTTTGGCACCCATCAGTCCGGCAAGCTGGTGACGCAGTTCTTTCCCCAGCAAGGCCGCGCCGCCAAGCCCGCTGTCCTATGGACGCCGGTCAACGGTCACACCGCGGAAATCCATATTGGCATCGACGACCAGCTCATGCGGATCAACCGCAAGACCTTCACGGACTACTGCCGCAAGCGCAGCCTGTCCGGGCCTGACCTCATCAATGAGATGGCCACACGCTGGAACGCCTCGGTCGGCCGGCGCGTGCTCGGCGGCGGCACCGGGTTCACGACTGGCGCGACCTGGGCGATCGATATCCCGCTCACAGCGCCGGAGCTGAGCAGCTACCAGATTACCCCGCCGCAACAAGCGGCGGCGGTTCCAGCCCCCAAACCGCAGGGGCCACCGACCCCTGGCAATAAGCCCAGGGTGAAGTGAGATGGCGCCTATCAGGAACCTCGAACGCGAGGCGGCTATCCTTCAGATGATCAAGAGCGGGCGCCCGATCCGCACCACTGCACGGCACTTCGGCGTGTCCGAGCAACATGTCCGGGTTGTGCTCGAGCGCCACAACCAACCACCGCCGCGCGTGATGGCGGCCCAGGCCATGGCCGAGCAGAGCCCGATCGGCACGCTGCCGCCCACGAACAACGTCACGCCCTTCATGATCGAGAAAGGCGTGCCAGTCCCAGGGTCGCCAGCGATCCCGCTCTACCCGCTCGAGGAGATGGAGGTTGGCGACTCGTTTCTCGTGCCTTGTGATCCGAAGGTCCGCCAGACCCGGAAGAAGCGCGTCGACGGCATGATCTATCTCCACCGCCGGCGCAATCCCGAATGCGGCAAGAAATGGCGCAGCGCTCAGGTGGCAACCGGCGTGCGCGTATGGAGGATTAAATGACGAACTTCGTCGCCGAGTCGACCGAGTCGACCGAGTCGCTCGTGCTGTTTGACTACGGTAGTGCCGCCGGCGATCGAGCGGGCTCTTGAGAAGCTCGCTCGATCGTTACGGGTCGAAATTACAGAGCCACAAACGGTCGCTAAACGACCGTTTGGTTAGGTGGCCGGGTTTTCAACAGCCGGCGCAGGCGGGTTCTGAGGCACTCCGGGCGGCACCGGCGGGTTGTCGGGATCGACATGCAGCTTCCACCGCTCGGCGTCGTCCTGGCCGGCGGCGCCAACCGCATGCTGCACGACGGGCTGCCGGACGACATGACCCTGGGCGACGAGGCTATCGAGCGCCTGCGCGCCTTCTTCCACCGTCAGGCCCATGGCCACGACCTCATGCACCTGCGGCAGGCGCTGGAGGAAGCCAGTCGGGAAACGCGGCAGCCGATGCAAGAGCGCCAAGAACCGCGAAACGAAGTCGCCGCCGGCATCGGCAACGGCCGGCGCGGGCGGGATGAAGGTCGTGGGCTGTGCGGGCTGGTCTTCCGTATCCATGATGGTCTCCATGTTAATAGTTCGCGAAGCGGCCGGCAGAGGCCGGGTCTTTGGCTGGTAGCCCGAACGCGCCGATCTTGCCGGGTGCGCTCTTCGTCGCCCGGTGAGCTTCCTGAAGGAGCTGCCCAACGGTGATCCGCTGCGTCGGATGCGCCTGGTTCCACAGGCGTATCTCCGTCATGACCGCGCCTCGATCGGTGGGGGCAGCGGACACCCATGCATGCGATAGCGCCGCACGCTGAGACTGCATTTCCTGCTGCGCCTGGATGACGGCGTAGCGACCTTCTCGGAATTCGCTCACGTCTGCTGGCTGGAAGCCGAGCGCCTGCGCTGCCACATCAGTTGGTGCGAGGCGACTCGGCGGCAAGATCGTGTTGCCTTTCGTGTCCGTGACGCCCTGGTCGTTCAGCTTGATGGCCTTCATGGGGTCGCGCAGGACGCGTGGCACGAGCGCCTGGAGCCCGGCGAAGAGGTTGCCCTGCGCGATCTGGCCCAGTCCACCGACCATGTTCGAGGCATCCTCGCCGGCCGCGCCCGTCATCGCCGAGGCGAGCGCCTGGAGAACCGCGGGCCCGGTGAAGGCGCTGATTTCCGGCACGGCCAACATGTTGTCGAGACCGACGCGCCGGTGGATGTCGATGCCCGCGAGATAGGGCAGGCCCCGCGCCATCACCATGCCCAACTCTGGGCCGAAGGTATCACTGAGCCACCCGCGCACGTCGTTCTGGTAGTCGTGCGGCTGCGGCGCACCGGTGGCGAAGTCGTAGGCGCCCCCGATGTAGCGCAGCGGGTCCGCAATCAAGGTCAGGCCGCCAGCCATCAAGGCGTGCGTGGCGAGCACCCCGGCGAGCGCCTTGCGCGCCTCCCATTTCTCCGCGTCGGAGGCGCCGTGCAGGCTCTCCCGCGTGAGGTTCGCGAGCAGCCCATACATGTGGATGCCGTATTGTTTGAACTGGGTGAGCGGCGCCGCGAAGCCGCCAAGCGGACCCTTGCTGGTGGTGATCCTCGCCTTGTTCCCGAGGTTGTGGTTCGGCGCGGCGTCGCGCAGCGTGCGCACGGCATAGGCCACCGCGGTGTCCACGTCGCGCGTCTTGGCATACTCGAGGTCGAAGGCTGCCTTCAGGACCGCGCTCTTGTTGGCGATGTCGGAGGCGTGCGCGCCGGCGGCGTTCAGATCGACGAACCGCTGCCAGCCGGTGCCGAGCGCGGACTGGCCGTAGCCGCCGGCGATCCGCTGCATCTCCCGCTCCATCGTGTGGTCGATGAGGCCCGCGTTGTCGGCCGCGGCGAAGAGCTTGTTCATATGGCCGGCGTTCGCGCCCGCGGCGATGAGCCGCTCCTTCGCCACCTGCGACAGGTTCCAGTCGGCCGCCTTGAGCCCCTTCCCCATCGCCTTGAACGTCATGGCCGCGCCCTGCGCCGCCAGCTTTGGCGTCACATCGGCGAGTGCCTTCGTCAGGGCCACGCCCGCCCGCAGCGCGCCGTGCCTGGCGCCCAGGGTGCTGGCGCTGATCATGTGCGTCTCCAGCGCCGAGGTGAGCGCATGCGAGAACGACATCAGGCTCTGCACATAGCCGAGGCTCGAGGCCTTCCGCGCCACGCCGGAGAGCACGTCGTCGCTGTTGTCGCCGACGGCCGAGCGCCGCTCCAGCTCGTTGAGCACGGCCTGCGCCCTGATCTGTTCGCCGGGCGCGCCCTTGGCCAGGTCTTTCACGACGAGGCCCATATCGCTCAGCGCGTCGGCCCGATCGCCGTCGTGGGAGATATGGCCCATGCGAACCCCGTGCCCGACGAACTCTTTGGCGAGAACCCGCTTGAGGTCGATCGACGCGCCCTGGATGCCCTTCCGCCGCAGGCGGGTGGTGGCGGCCGCCTCGCGCCGCATGTGCTCGAGGATGTCGGTGTTGATCATATCGACGACGCTCTGCGCGACCTTCGGGCCGTGGACACGCTCGACGGCATCCCTCAGCGCTCGGACATCCGTGTGCATGATGCTCGGGCCCGGCAGCTTGCTCTCGCGTTTGGCCTGCACCGCCATCAGGTCTTCGACGCCGGCCTTCGCCAGCTCCGCGTGGCGCGCGACGGCCTCGTCCTTGCGGTCGAACATCTCGAGGCCATAGGTGTCGCCACTACCGTAGCGCACCACATAATTGCCGAAGCGCTTCAGCGGGAAATAGTCGCCCGGCACCTGGCGCTTTGCCTGCACCGCGGCAACCGCATGGACTATAGCGCGGTTGTTCGCCCACTCGTTGCCGAAGGCAGCCGCCACCGGGTTGTTGTCGCCGGACTTGATGAAGTCGTCGATCGCCTTCCGGCTCGACAGCGCCTTCCGTAGCTCGGTCTTCTGCGCATCGGTGGCGTTCGGAAGCACCATCTGCATGGTGGCCCCGAGCGCCGCCTTGTTCTCGCGCCGGTGCCAGGTCGAGTAGAGGTCTTTCAGCGCCTGATAGGTGTCCCGCGCCTTGGGGCTCATGCTGTCGTAGCGCGCCTGGAGCTCGCCTAGATAGGCCTTGTCCTCGATATGGTCGTTGGCATCCGGGCGCAGGTTGTGGCCGAGGCGCACGCCGGCGAGGGTTGCATCGTTCATGAGCCGGCCGAGTTTGTCCTGCTCGGGCTTGGCCATGCCGTTGACGCGCTCGAGCAGGCGGTTGACCAGATCGGCACTCCCGTCGTGCGCCAGCTTCGTGACGTGCGCCGTGTCCTCCATAGCGCGACGGAAGCGGTCGAGCGGATTGCCGCGGAGCTGGATCCTGTCGGTCGGCTTGAACAGGTCGCGGTTCCACCGGATGATCGCGTCGGTGTTCGCGCCCATCAGGAGCGCCTTGCGCGCCTTGTCGCCGAGCGCGCCCCAATCGACATGACCGAGCGCGCGGGTGACGGCGTCTTTCCCGGACTTGCCGACGCTCACGCCGGTGGCGCGCAGCAATGGCTCCGCCATGCCGCGGACTACGGGGTCGGACATCGCCCGGTTATACTTCGCCGCCTCGTCGGTGATCTGGTGGCTGGCGCGCAGCAGGTGGTCGAGCAGCGTGTGCTCCGAGGCACTCGCCGCATCACCGAGGCCGAGCACCCGGCGCATCGTGCGGACGAAGGCTTTCCACACCGTGCGGCCTGAGCCGTGTAGTGGCAGCCCGCTGTCCCGCATGGCTTGAAGGAAATGCGGCGATGCCTCCACGCGGGACGCCATGGCCTGGATCGTCGGGTTGGTCATGAGCATCGTGTGCAGCTCGTGCGCATCCTTTGCCGCATGCTCAATGGCTTGCGGGTCTTCGCCCTCCTCGTGGAACAAGGAGTGGTCCGGGAACTGCCGCGCCAACTCGCGGCGCATCGCTCCAAGAGCGCGCGTGATCGGATGCGTCTGATCGGCCGAGACCTTGCGGATCATCGGCGCCGTGACGCTGTGCATGACCTCATGGAGAACTGTCTCCAAGGGTTGAGAAAACTGCCCTTCCTCATGACCTTGCAGGATAATGTGGCTGGGGCTGCCGTCCGCGTTCGACACCATGGCGCCGCGGTAGCGCGACGGGTCCAGGTCCGGCACGCGATAGCCGGCCTCGTTCGCATAGTCGTGGGACATCACGGGGATATCGGGCGCAATGTCCAGGAGGCGTTTCGCCAAGGCGTGCAGCGGGGGTGCCTCGGCGCGCACCAGGGGGCTGCCGATGATCTGCCGCAGCGCGTCGTGGCTGGTGAACGGCGCGTGGTAGCGTTCGCTGGCCTCCATGGCGTTCATGATCGGCGCCGATAGCCGCGGGTCGCGCGTCACGCTGACATAGCGCGACGAGGAGGGCGGAAGCGCCTGGGGTCGCTTGCTACTCTCGAGGAAGTAGTCGTGCCCGGTGGCGGCGCCGACCGGGTCGAGCAGCTCGTCGCGGATCGCTTCCAGGCGCTGCGCGTGCTCTTCGCCGGTGCTATCGAGCAGGCGGTTGATCCGCTTCGTCGACTCGGCGCGCGCCTGGGGCGACAGGGTCTTATCCTGTTCGATCCTGTGACCCTCGAGCAGGAGGGCGTGCT